GATGTAAAAACATTTATTTAAAAGCTCAAAATATAGCTGTTTTAAAAGGTATTGTAAGATATAGTAAAACGATGTAAAGGTATTTTTAAATGCGGATGAATTATAACGATATAAAGCAACCCCTTGAATTATCAATATCTTCAAGGGGTTTTGTTGTGTTATGAAATCAAAAAGGGGCAACCAAGGGGCAGAATTAAAAAATAGTATCTAATTTATTGACCAGTTTATCCTCCATATCTTCAGTAGTATGAGAATAGATTTCCAAAGTCATTTTTGCATTTGAGTGCCCAACTCGATCCATTATTGATTTTATTGGGAGGCCAGACTCTGCTAAAAACGAAATATGAGAATGCCTAAAAATATGGCTAGATAAGTTTTTTTCTATTTTGGCCTGTTTTCCATATTTTTTTAATATCTGTATGAAGCAAGCTATTGTTGTAGGTTGATTCCATTTTTCAAAACAGAAAATATAATCATCGCTTGACAATGGCTGGAAACGTTCGCTAAGTCGTACTATTTGTCTTTGAATAGCTTCTATGACACTCTCTGATACTTTGATTGTCCGTATTGAATTTGTAGTCTTTGGTAGCGTCTTGATTTTGTTTACTGAATCAAAATTACCTGTGATCTCAATTTTGTTGTTTTCGAAGTCTATATTCTTCAGTTGTAAGGCAGTTAACTCACCATATCTCATACCAGTTAATGTCAGCACAAGAACCATATCAGCGTACTTTTGGTGATATTCTCGACGATTAAGGACATCGACAAGTGCTTTTATTTCTTGCATGGTGAGAAAGTTGTTACGCTTTTTTTCCAGTTCTTCTAAAGTCTTTGGTTTTTGAGGAATCGTAGTATAATCGACCTCGTTGTTTTCAATGTAAGAGTATTGAACAGCGTAATTAAAGATACCTCTGAGCCTATGCCGTACTTTTTTAGCTGTAATATATCCGTTGCTTTCAATAATTTTTTCAATAGCCTCTTGAAGAAAACGCCTGTCAAGATTAGCAAGTATGGTATCGGATGGTATGACTTCCTTCATCTTCTTATCAACTGATTTACAATTATGTTTTGTTGATTCCTTTACTGTTTGCGCCCATGATTTATAAAAAAGGTTATAGATTTCTTCAAATGTAATGCTTTCTACTTGTTTTGTGCTAAGTTTTTTATTTATCTTCTCTTGCAACAAGATAGCAGCTTGATTTCTTGCCTGGGGAGTTTTCTTCTCCATGGTTACTGAAACTTTTTTTAATTTCTCAGTATATGGATCTTTGTATCGCTCAAAAAATTTATATTTGCCGTTTGGTAATTCTTCCATCCACATTGATTTTAACCTCACTTTTTGATAAAATGGGTATAGTAAAAAGGGCTTTTTAATGCCTTTTACTATACTGGATATCCTCACACTCAAAGTTTGGCGATGGCGAGTGTGAGGATTTTTTGTTTTTATAGTTATTCTGATGAACTATCCTATCAATTCATAATATTCGTCAATTACCATCAATTCGTCTGTGACTGTTCTAAGCTCATGTTTTTGCATGAACTGGATATAGTTGAAAGATTGATGGTCGTCTGATAGTGCAAGTTCTTCTTCTAGCAACTTATGAATCATGTGCCTATTAGCCTCATTCTCGCACCTAGTGTGGTTATTTTTATATAGTGCAGTAGAATGTTCCAGATGTCCTAATTCGTGGTATATGACCCGTTTTTTTGCGTTTTCGGACAGTTCACGGTTTATAAAGATAATACTAATCTCTTTGATGTAAACTCCAGGTCTTTGCCAAAGTTCATTATCAAAGTAAGCGAGAGTGACACCGTGTGAGTCTACTAGCTCTTCAATAGTCATAGGCTATCATCCTTTTTGTGTTATTTTGTTGTTAAAATGGTTACGATGATTGCTAGTATCCCCAGTAAAGTACTAACTAACAGTCCGATAAACCAATACATGAACTCTTTTTTGCTTTTAGCTTGCTCTTCTAATCTCTTATTCTCTTGAGTTAGAAACATAGTCTCTACACGTTTCTCGAAATTATCAAATTTTAAATCAACTTGTTCAAATTTTAAGTCGATTTTTTCAAATCCGCTACGCATTTCTTGTCTGAGTTGATCAACTTTTAAATCAATTTTCTCGAATCCATGCTGGGTGTCAGAATTAATTTTATCAAGTTTTAAGTCGATTTCAGATTTGCTGTAAGTATCTTGTGACATAATATTTTCCTCCGATAACATTTCTGACTCCATTATATCATGATTTTGTATGGGTACAGTTTTCGATGAAGATTTAGAAGCGTAAAGTGAAGAAACTTTGGAAGGGGTAGGTTTGAAATTATCTTGTGTGTCCGGCATTGTTTACCCCCACTTTCCAAAATGATGATAACTATATGCTGTATCTACTTCCTGACCGTTTTCGTCCATCAAGACGAAGAAAAAGTAAAAATCGCTCGGCTTTTCTATCGTAAAATTAAAGCTAAAATTTCCAGTGGCCATACCAAAGCCGTCTTCAAGTAGCACAAATTCTTGTCTCGCAATATTTATTCTCGTAGCATGGACAGGGTAAGACGTGCCATTAGGGAAGTGGGCAGTTAGAGACAAGATATAATCTGTTTCAGGTCTTAGATTAAAGAAGTCTAGAAATGCAACCAAAGATGTCGAACCAGGAAACATATCGAAATTGGTTATTGTTCCTAGCAATTGAGCTGTTTCAGGATTGACAATACTGATTGCTGTCATCTTTTCTCTGAACGGATTCTTCTTCATTGGAATGTTCGTCATACTATCTACCTCTCAAATAAATCTCAATAATGTTCTGAATGGCATCGATGTCTTCTTCTGTAAGTGGCTTGCCATCGAAGGTCTTGGCATTCTCTGCCATTTTTCGGAGGTCGTCAGATGTGTAACCTGCGATTGTATCATCACTTGCAATAGTCGGATTATCTGTGCGACCAAGTAAGTAGTCTGTAGATACGTTGAAGTAGTCAGCGATCTGTTGCAATCTTTCAGAGTTTGGGGTTTTCGTTTTTAAAGTATAGAAATAATTGGTACTATATCCTAGACTTTCTTCTAGTTTTGTTAGAGGAATCCCTCTTTTTTTAGCTAATTCTTTAATTTTTTCTAGCGTTGAAAACATTGTTAAATCAACCTTTCTAAGGGTATCACAAAAAATATTTCTAAAATTCTAGAAAAAAGTATTGACACAATCTAGAAAAAAGTATAAAATAGTTTTTGTAAGTAAGTTACAACTAAAAAAACAACTAAGAAATAAATTATAAAAATGTTTTGGCGAACGGTATTTATAGTTTTATTAGTGTTTTTGTTATGATTTTATTTTAGACTTTATTATAGACTTTGTCAATAAAAAAGTACAAAAAATAGTTACATTTTTAGTTGTTTCTTATTTACAAATAAGTAAAGAGGAGGAACGTGCTGATGGTAAGTATTCTTAAAAATTTAGAACAAGAAAAAGACCACCTTGAAAAAGTCATTAAGGTAGTCAGCGCTGGTGGTAAATTTCTGAGATTGCCATATCAAAAAAAGTCACGCTCGATTAGTGAGAATCTGAAATTGATTTCTCAAAATCTTGATAAATTGAGCGAGCAAGTTCAACAAACCACGAATCAGCATTCATGATTTCAAGATGACGAAAGAAACCTGTTTTGGTTTCCAGTTCAGAATCGTGTGCATAACGTAATATTTCTCTAGCAAAGATGGTTTCAAAATCAAAATCTTTACCATCATCGTAGATGTCGCGTTTGCTTGCTTTGAGTAAATATTCTTTAAAAGTCATAAGGTTAACTCCTTTCTGCTTATATTATAGCAGAAAAAGAAGAAAGAAAAAGAAAGGAGAAAATATGCCAGATATCGCAAACGGTCGCGAAAGAGTTATTGCTTTCTTGAAAGAGAAAGGCATTAAAAAAGCAACTCTAGCGGTTGCTTACGGCTTTAAACGACAGGAAGTGACAAACATTCTAAGTGGAACGACTAAAGGTCCACGAGCGAACAGTTTCATTCTTCAGGTTATTGAAGATTATGGGATTGAGTAGGAAAGATTTGAGGAGTAGGAAAATGAGACCAAGACGATATCCGTATAGTGGGAAAAAAGAGTCCACCTTTGTAAAGGCAGACCCTGAGTTAGTTGAAAAACTTTTAAGAAACACTAGTTTTCTTGAGTGTTTACAAAAAAAGCCTATCAATTTTCAGATAGACTTAGAAGAATTTAAGCGTCTTAGCTATGAAGCCATTCATGATACTTCTCAAGTAACTCAATAGTAGTTATTACAGAAGTCAAACCACTGACCTTCCCCAGTTGCAATCCGTCTGTATGGTCAATCTGTTTAGTAGCTTCATTAGCTTTAGCAGAGATAGCTTGCATATCTTCAGCTGTTAAAGATTCTCGAAAATCTTTAAAGGATTTCATAAAAACTCCTCCTTTCTATTGGAATTTTGACTAAAACGGTGAGAGGTCCTAGTCGAGATTATTATAGCAATTTAGGAGGATATTACATCGGTCTTGAGGCTGATTTTTGGAGGCAATATTGGAAGATAAAATCATAGAACTTGCTGATTACTTCATCAGCGAATCTACAACGTACAGAGAAGCAAAAATAGCGTGTGAGAAGCTATTGAAACAAGTCAGCCATGAGATAGAACTCAGGGCGATGGAAAGTAGGACAGTCTAGAAGACAACAAAAAGCACCTGACGGCAATCAGGCGCATGACAAAATTATTCAAGAAAATTATAACACGAAAGGAGCAAAAATGGAAGCAGTTGAAATTGTAAGAATTAAAGATGTGATTATTGAAAAAGTCTCTGCTAATGATGAAGAGTTAAAACGTATCTTTGGATGTTCAAAACGACAAGCAGGAGAGCGAAGAAGAGAAATGCAAAAACTCCCTAGTCAGCAAAAACATCTTTTGGATAGTGGACAACTTGTAACGATTAAAGGTTTCTATGAATACTTGCAATATCGTGGAACTAAAGCTTGGAAAAAAGAAATGGAAACAAGCAAGAAAATGAGGTCAGCAGGATGAACCTACTATCAAGAATCAAAAACTATTTTTCGGAAGAGGTCAAAGAAACTAATCTCGACTGGAAAGAGGTCGCTTTAGACCTCAATCAATCACTAATTGAAACACAGGAAAAACTTCAAGAAGCGAATCAAGAAATTGCAGACTTGAAGAAAATCGTAGCAATCTACAAAGAAAAGGAGAAAGAAAAATGATGGAATACATTTACCTGGTAATAATCGTAGGAATTGGACTATGGTCGCTAGTAAATAAACTAGATGACCACGCTGAAATGAAACAAAAAGAGCGCCAGCTGATGGCAAACAATGTCGCACGGATGAATCTGAGAAATTCAGATAAGCAATTTACTTATGATGTAGAACCGCCTGAAGGGTTGAAATAAGGAGGAGAAACATGACTCAAGCTGAACGAATTAGGAAATATTATAGAGAGCACCCTGCTGCCTCATATGATGAAGTGGCTGAGGTCGTTGGTACAACAAATAGTAATGTGAGAGCGAACCTGGCCAAAGACATCAAGGCAGGCAGATGCGTTCGCTTGGAAGATAAGTCATACGACTACTCGCCTTACTATAACCATACACAGGCACTCACTGAGTTGGTTGATTGGAAGAATGATATTAGACGTGAGTGGGTGGATATGCTGACAAGAGCAGCAGAAAAAGAAACGGATAGCAATGTTATGCGTTTGTTAATCAAAGAAGCAAATAAATTGATGAAAGAGGTGACGAAGTAGATGGTTCGAAATAAATTGACAGATTTAACCAATACTCTTTTCGCCCAGTTGGAAACATTGGACGATAGGGATCTTACTGCAGATGAATTAAAGACGGAACTCCAACGTTCAAAACAGATGGTCGCTATCTCTAGCCAAATCTTACAAGCAGGACAGCTCGCCCTGGATGCTAAGAAGTTCAAAGATAAGGCAGGTGAGGATAATGCCCCGATCGCTTTGCTGGAAGGATGAGTATACAGAGTACATGCATGAGATATGCCCTGGCCGATTAACTCCTGAAGTAACCAGGTTACTAAATGAGAAATTTGGTACGACCTATACCAAGACTCAAATAGGAGAAGTACGCAGACGTTTAGGGTTACCTGTTGGAAAAGTATATCAAGGTAAATTGTTGACAAAAGAACAACATGATTACCTTGTGTCAATCCAAAAAAATAAGATTTCTCGCGATGTCGCAAATGAAATGAACCTAAAATTTGGATTATCACTGACTGAGAAACAGATTAAGAGTTATCGAAGAAATAATAATCTACATAGTGGTTTGACAGGAAGATTCGAGAAAGGTCAGACTCCTCACAATAAGGGGAAGAAGTACCCCAATATGCCAAAAAACGGCGGGCAGTTCAAAAAAGGTAATCGACCTCCGAATTATGTACCTGTCGGTACTATCAACTACACAACATACGGTTATCCAAAAGAAAAGATTGGAGAACCTAATCAATGGGTTTTGAAACATCGTAAAGTCTGGGAGGACCATCACGGGCTGATACCAAAAGGGTACTCAATCGTTTTTCTGGACGGTGATAAAACAAACTATGATATTTCAAATCTGGCATGTTTATCTAAGAACGAAATTGCTAGAATGAATCAAAATCATTTATTCACGTCCAACGCTGATTTAACCAAATCAGGTATTGGACTAACAAAACTCACAAACAAAATCAGAGAGGTAGAAAAAAATGGCTAGTTTATACGAACTGACAGGTCAGTTTCTGACAATTTATCAAATGGATATTGATGACGAAACAAAAACGGACACACTTGAGGCTATCGATTGGCAAGAACAATTCGAACAGAAAGCAGAAGGATATGCCCATGTTATCAAGAATCTAGAAGCCGACGTGGCCATGTACAAGGCTGAGGAAGAGAGCTTCAAAGCCAAGAAACAGGTGGCACAGAAAAAGCTGGATTATGTAAAGGATAACATTATGGCAGCTATGAATGTCACGGGGCAAACCGAAGTTAAGAGTGGTGCCCTGATTATAAAAATTGCTAAGAATCCAGAATCAGTCAAGGTCAACGAAGACGACCTTCCGAAAAAATATTTTACAAAAAAAGTGACGCTTGCGCCGGACAAAAAAACACTCAAAGAGTTGCTTAAATCTGGCAAGAAAGTCAAAGGTGCGGAACTTGTCCGGACAGAAAAGTTGGTGATTAAGTAATGGAATTGATGAATAAAACACGAGTAACAGATTCACTAGCAGTTGTGATTGGACCAGAATCGATTGAAGTACTTGTTACTGAAGGTTTTCTATTTGATGTTGCGATTCGTTTTGTAAAAGTAGACGAAACAAATCTTGATCAAGGAAATGAAAAGCCAGTATTCACTCCGGAATACAAGCTGGTCACAGTTGCTAAATACAAGGAAAAACCTATCTTTGAATCGGAGGAAGATATTCGAAAATTTGAGAAGCAAGCAAAAGAAGTTAAAACGCTATTTGCCTTTGCAAAGGTAAATAAACAAAATTGGTTTAACACTGCCCTTTATCCAGGAGTGCTAACTGAGAAAGTTGGTGTTTGATGAAAATTTTAGCTATTGATCCAAGCAGTAATAAAATTGAAACCAGCACAACAGGAGTTGTCTTGTTGGATAATGCAAGATTAGTTGATAGCTGGGTTGTCTCTTATGGTATGAGAGGTTTCGCTGATTGGTTTCACGAAATCGGAACAAATCTTGAATTCGATGTAGTTATTGTTGAAGAATTTAAGGCGAGGGATAACGACAAGTCGAAAGATAATAGCGTGGCAGAAACCATCGCCTATATCCAACTTTGCTATCCAGGTGCCATTCTTCAATTCAATGCAGGTTACAAGTCGGATATTCCAAACGATCTTTTGAAAATCTTAGACCTTTGGAAATTTGAAAAAAGTCATCATCAAGATATTCGAGCAGCAGCAAGACTTGGATTATTTTGGGCAATGAGAAATGATATTGAAGAAGTGGTTCATGATATCGGAAAGGTGGTGAGTGAGTATCACAATAACGCTAAGAAAGTGGCAAGCTGAAGCGATTAAAAGAAGTGAACATTTATCTAATGGAATCTTTTTAGAGGCTCTTGGGGGCAGAGGCAAAACTATCTGTGCACTTGCTATTGCAAAACATAAAAAAGCTAAAAAAATCATCATCACAAACAATCGACTAGCTATTCTGAATGGTTGGATAGATGCAGTCAAGTTTATGAATTTTGATAAAGGTGTTGAGATTATCATTCAGACAGATAGATATCTTCAAAATCAAGTCAAAAAGGGGCATAAATTAGATTGTGATGTGCTGATAGTAGACGAATGGCAGAATATGTCTTCTGACAAACAAGTGGCCTTATATCGCAAAATAAAGCGAAAATACACGATAGGTCTTTCAGCGACACCAATCCGGAAAAAAGGACAAAATTTCTATCCGCTTGAAAAAACGGTATTTGGTTGGGCAACCCCAAATAATAAATTTGACTGGCAAAAGACTCATGGGAAAATGGTCTATGATTCATTCAGCTACTCAAAAGAGAAGTGGGAAGATTTCAGGAATTATGAAAGTTATATCTCAAACTTGCCGAACTTTTTCCGCTGGGAAGACATTGAAAAGATTGAGAATGCAGTTGAGAATAACGGTTTTGAGATTAAGTTTTACCAAAAGAGAGTCGCCTCTGGCAATCCAGAAAAACTTGCAGAATTTAGAAAACTAAATCTTGTAACAGTGGACGGCAAAACTGCAATGGCCAAGCAATCGTTTGGAAGAAAGACCTTTGAACGCTACCTTAATCAAACAGGCGTAGCAGTCGATTTTCCAAAATTAAAGCCAGTAAATGCGGATACGCCATTGATGTTACAACTTGACGGTTTAATCGAACGAGCACCACACGATATGTTGATTGTCAGTAAATCTAAGCAGATTGTCAACGTCATTAGCGAGCGCCATCCTGAAATTGGAATCTGGACGGGCGATATTCAAGAAGGACTTTATAAGAAATTCGTGGTTGCTACTAGTCAAGTGTTAGGTGTCGGAGTAGACGGCTTGCAACACAAATACCAAACTATTGTCGTATTGGATCCAGTAGAAGAAGGTTCTGGAGAATATGATGATTATCGACAATTGCTCTGGCGCATAACAGGAAGTCGTCAGCAGCATGATGTAAATGTAATTGAATTTTATTATAAAGAAAGTTAAAAAAAGAGGAAAACAAAATGAATAAAACAACTGAAATGATCGTATTTCGTAGCCGTAAAACTGGAGAATTTCTTAATTCTTACAAGGACAGAAGTTCTTTAGCATTTGCAGCTGACTTTTGCAGCTTGGAATATTGTTTGAAGCTTCCTCGTAAAAAATACGAAGACAACAAAAAGACTTACAAGGCTCTTGCTGCAGCTTTTGACTATGAAATTGTCGCAGTTGAAGCGGAATACAAATTGACCTATCCGAATGGATCAGAAGTTGAACCTATCAAGCGTGACCGTTCATCAATTGAGGACATGATTAAGGATATTATTGGAGGGGTTCTCTAATGGCATTTACACTTCCAGCAAATAAACCACAAGTTCCTAAAGATACCCCACGAAATTTTTTCATCTACGGTGAAACCATGAGCGGAAAGTCTTATCTTGCAAATGAATTCCCAAATCCAATCGTTTTGAACACAGACGGGAATGCAGAAGCTAACACTGTTCCAAGCATTCAGCTGATCAATGAAAAAGATGACAAGGGACGAATTACCAATTCAGTAATTAAGCAGCTTGGAGATATCTTGCTTGCTCTCCAGACACAGAAGCACTCTTATGAAACAGTCGTTATTGATGTAATTGACGATGTTATTGAAATGATTAAGATTGCAGTTTGTGATGAATTAACCCCAGTTGGTAAACCTCGCTTGAAATCCTTGTCGGAAATTCCATACGGCAAAGGATACGACTTCTTTAACCAAGCTATCACAGAATTAGTCATTGACCTCAAAGCATTGCCAATGAATGTTATTTACATCAGCCGTCAGGTATCTGAATATGATGACAATGGCAATGCCACCAAAGACAAGCCAAGCTTGAAAGATAAGTATGTCAATCTTATCAATGGAAACTCTGATTTGATGATCCACACTGAAAAACTCGGCAACAACTACAACCGTGAGGTTGACCGCAAGCGTAAGACCTATTATGCGGACCAGGTTGATGACAAGGCCATCTTGAAAATCTTGGCAACTATCCGTGGGGCTGTTGAGCCTGCAAAGGGCAAGCTAGCCCCTAAAAAAGAAGCAGCTAAGACAACTAAACCAGCTAAGACCGAAAAAACAAAAGAGGCACCTAAGAAAGAAGTTGACTCTGATGATGAACTATTTTAAGAAATAAAGGAGAATACACATGAGCTTACTAGATATCGCAAAATCAATCAAAAAAGAGGGCTTTGACCCACGCAAAGACAGCGCCAACGGTCCTGCACCAATCCCAGCTGGTACTTATCCAGTAGTCCTGAAGAAAGCAACCTTCAACGTATCGGACAAAGGCTGGGAAAGCCTTGGTTATCAATTTGAAATCCGTGGCGGTGATTACAGTGGACGCTCTGAATTTGCAACATTTGGCACACTGACTGAATGGAACGGTAAGAACCTTGACTGGGCAGTTGAACGCACTATGAAATTCTTTATCAAAGCCTTGGTTCTTGCTGGCGACAGTATGCAAGGAAATGAAGAAGACGGTAAAGCCTTGGAAGAGGCTCTAAAACGTAAGGCAGTTGGCTCTTACTATAACCTTGTTATCTCTGTGACTAAGGGGAAAGATGGCCGTGAGTTCCGAAACTATGACCTTGAAGAAGAAGAAGCACAACCGCTGACTGAAGCTGATATTGATGACGATGACCTCCCTTTTTAAGAAATAACAAGTTCTGGGTCATTGATGAAACTGATGAGGAATTTGGTCCTTTCACGACAGTAGAAGAGGCTTATACAGCTATGCTAACATACTTGGATATGACTGAAGCCGAATATCAGTCAAACTATACGGCCCAGGAACTTGTTTATATTTACAAAGAGGAGAAAAAACCATGCCGTCGATGAAAGAATACGCATTACAGTACCAAAAGTTAGGGTTCTCAGTCATTCCAATCAATCCTAAAAACAAGATGCCTTTGATTGATTTTGCTGATAAGCCAGCCATGACTCCATCTGAGATTGAAAACTTTTGGGACGGCTACCCTAATGCAAACATTGCCCTAAAGACTACCAACTTCTTTGTCATTGATATTGACAAACACGGCAAATCGAACGGTTTTGAATCGCTAAAAAAATGGAAACATCTAAATTTAATCGAACCGACACTGCAAGCTAAGACGGCTAGTGGCGGTAAACATCTATTCTACTTCAAACGAGAAGATGAGCCGATCACTCAGATGATTGGATTCTTGCCTGGTGTTGATATTAAGGCTCACGAAAATAATTATGTGTTAGTCGCACCCTCTGCCACAGATAAAGGGCAGTATGAGTGGGATCTGGAAAAGTCTAAGGAAGGTGGCACGATGGTCACTCCTTCAAAAGATTTAATCCAGTCTATAAAAAAACAGTATGGCGAAACTCACGGTTATAAGTATGATGGTAAGGACGGTCTTAGGGATTTAGTTAGACGTTCACATACTAGAGACCGAACACAGACTACAGATCTCTTTGAAACCATCGCCCTTGGTTTTGGTGATGAAGGTGGACGAAATGACAAACTAGCAAAATTCGTAGGTGGTCTCTTATATCGTGCGGTCGACGATGGTGTAGTTGTTCAACTTGCAAGATTAGCAAATGCAAATAGTCCAAACCCTTTGCCTGAAAAGGAAATGATGCGTACTATTGAAAGTATGATTAAAAAAGATAGGAGGTGATTGTGATTGGTAATGTAGTAAGTATTGACTCACAACCTAAGATGATAACGACTGCCAAGGGAGACATCAAGGCCAACAGTCCAAGTAATGTGTTGATGTCTTTCAAAGCTGATGATCAGTTGAGTATTTACCTAAAGCACAACGATTTTTCCCAAGAGCATGAACTCCTTAAAGATATCAAGATCGGCAACACTCTTTTTAAAAAAGGTGAGCTCCCTTCTAACTTTGATTCAGTCGTAAAAGTTTACTTTGAAAGTGTGTTAGGTGTTGCTTTCTCAAACCAAGCGATGCTTGATGGCATGGAGACTTTCTTTTCAGAAAGATCATACAATCCAGTTATTGAGTATATGGAGAGAGCAACTGAAAAGTGGGACGGCAGAAACCGGATTGACCGCATGCTTCAAGTATATCTCGGCGCTGAAGATATCCCTTTAGTTTCTAAAATCGCTCAAATGTGGCTAGTTGGTGCAGTTGCTAAAGTTTATGATCCATACGTTAAGTTTGACTATGTTCTGGACCTGGTCGGTGGACAAGGAGTTGGGAAAACGTCCCTCCTTCAAAAATTGGGTGGCGAATGGTATACGGATGCCGTAACAGATTTCTCTAATAAAGATAATTACGACATTATGTTAAAGAGTCTAATCGTCAACGACGACGAAATGGTGGCCAGTAATCGGATGAGCTTTGCAGAAACTAAGGCCTTTATTTCTAAAACTAGCCTACGTTATCGTAAACCATACATGAAACGCACAGAAGAGTTTGCCAAAAACTTCATCTTAGCCAGGACTACTAATCAAAAAGAATACCTCAAGGACAAAACCGGTGAACGTCGATTTCTCCCGATTATGGCAGATAGCAAGCAACAAAAGAAACATCCAATGGAAATCGATCCTGATACAATCGAACAAATTTGGGGCGAAGCCGTTACAATCTATCGTGCTGGTGCTGATTTGATGTTTGATGAAAATACAGAGGATGAACTGAATATCTACCGTGAACAGTTCATGTATCGTGATGAAGTTGAATTACAAGTGCTTGAATATCTTGATATGCCCGTCCCTGAAAATTGGCAAAACTGGTCTATTCAGCAACAACATCAATACACAAGTAAATATTTCGATAATAGTAGCGACTTTGATCCTGGAAGCAAAAAACTAGATAAGGTCTCAACTCGTGAAATGATGTACAACTTATTTATGAGAAATTCGAATGACAGGAAGCTGTCAACGAAGATTAACATGATCATGGATAATCATCCTGATTGGAAAAAAAGTGTTTTCCGGGTAGGAGGTAAAAGTACAAAAGGGTTCGTAAGAGTGAAGAATTTGGAAAAAACTAATCGGTAGCAATTTAAAAATTATCGGTAGTCATCGGTAGCAGTTGAGGGGGAGATCGGTAGCATTCTACCGATAAAATAGGACATCGGTAGCACATCGGTAGCAGTCTAACCCCTTGATATTACTGACTTTTATTTAATATTTATATATAATGCTACTCTTCTACCTATATTTTTAAAAAAAGTATATAAAATAATAGTAATAATAAAGAAAGCCTATAAAATAGGGATTCTTGAAAAAAACTTTTTACTTTTTAGAATTTATCGGTAGCACGGTAGCAGTTTAGAAAAAAAGAGGTAAAAATGTCATACACAGTAACACTATATTTTGACAACATGGTAGATGAAACCCACTTTTTTAAGAAAGAAGGTGATGCTGCCAAATGCAAGGCGCAGTTAGAAAGCAAGTATCGAGGTGATCGAATGTATAAAGTAAAGATGGAGGAGATGGAGTAATGAGTTATGATTTGGAAATCTTAGCGAAAATAGAGAGTGGAGATTATATTTGTATTGCTGAACCTAGATATAGTTCTCCGACCTACAATCTTGGAAAAATGTTTAGGGTGGCTATGGATTGGGATTTCGACCAAGGCACAATTTACAATGTTGCTGATATTTTTGAAAATATTAAACGTGGCATAACTGAATTGGAAAGGCAACCTGAAAAATATGTACAATATGAACCTGCAAATAAATGGGGAACGATCAATGATGCGTTATATGTTTTGAGATCGTTAAGGGACTGTATTTTAGAACAAGATATTGATACGAAATATTTATATGTGAGGTGGTAAATTGAAACGACCAAACAGATACCCGTACACTAAAAATCAATGGGTTGAAGAAACCGTTGATCACTATACTTATAAAAACGATATTTGCTATACAAGTCACATTTTAGAAAATAGACTTACTGGAGAAATTAAGGACAAGGAGTTGAAGTGATGGAAGAGTTAAAGCAAAAAGTTAATGCAGTATACAACTGGACGGTAGAAGACGGGAAGCCGCAACCTCCCAAGCAAGATTTACCACAAGCAGTAAAAGACCGGGTGGACTATTTTTGGGAAATGGCAGAAGATGGTATGACGTTTATGGGAGCGATGGAATGCATCTTCGCTGATGAAAAGCCTACAGACTATGATTTGGGAGCTACTAAGGATTGGTTGCCAAAATCTAAGGAGTTTGATGATTGGGTTGGCTATTCGCCAAGCATGGCTCAGGTAGTTATTGCAGTTTATTTGATTTATAGAGGAAACTACGATGAATAAGCAGGAATTGATTAAAAAATTAGAGGAACGAAGAACAATAATTGGGAATTTTCAAGGTTATGCAGTTTGGTGGAAGGATGTAAAAGAAATCTTTGAACAACTAGGCGAACCGCAACCAGTCAAAGTACCGCAGTGTGTGGCGGAATATATAGAATTTAAAAAGAAAAACAATTTTCATGTTTACGGTGCAATGAGAGTAATTGAAGATCATTATGATAAGAAAGTTCCTGATTGGTTTTACGAAAATAACATCGAAAAATTCTGTCTTGCTTGGCTTAACGGCTACGAGGTCGAAAAAGAGAAGCGGTATTTTGTTAAGATTAAAGGGAATATTAAAGAAAATATGTTGGTTTATGGAGAACTTTTGAAAAGGTATTTCTTTACAAAAAGCTTTAGTTTAGACGATGTTATATATTCCCACACCCGTAAAGAACTAGAAGAAGCTGGTTTCGGCTGGGTTTTCGATTGTGAAGGAATTGAGATTGAGGAGGTGGAGTGATGGAAGATGAGGAAATCATAGGCAACATCTACGAAAACCCAGAGCTTTTGGAGGTCAACGAGTGAGATATTTTAAAATCCTATGTATTGTTTTATTCGCATCCTTACTCGTAGCATGTCACCAGATTCCGAGTGGGACAGTGGTAGATAAGTACATTGATGAACCTCACACAACGTTCATACCTGTTATTAATGGTAAAAGTTCGGTACTTGTGCCAACCAGAACCAAAAGAAAATACATTCTGGTCGTTTCAGGATTTACAGGTAATAAGCAAGTTGAAGAAAGGTTTGAAGTGACAGCAAATGAATACAAGCACTATGAAATTGGCAATACTTTTATACAGGATGCCGTTTTAGAAAATAAGGAGGAGGATAAGGAATGAAACCAAAAAAATATCCGTATTCAGGAAAAATGCAAAAAATCCCGTCGCCAATATTTTCTGCACGACCAATTTTTAACGAGGTTCCAATTGTAGAAGAAGTTAAGGTTGAGTTCGGAGTTGAAGCTAGTATGGGGCGCATATATCCAGAAACGTTAATACATTTAGATATTTCTGGATACGGAAATAGAGTGCATTCAGTACATCGCTTCCCCGGTATTTTACTGAGTGTTGGTGAGTCAATCCAACTAAAGATGCTTTTCTATAAAAGACTTAGAAATTTTACTACAGATCGTTTCTTGACGTTTAGAGAATCTGATTGGAAGTTCTTTATCCGGGACCTGGTCAACGAATTTGTGCGATAAAAAAGCCAAGACACTCTCTGTCTCGGCTAAATTCCTAATAAGACTATTATATCACAAAGGAGACAGAGAGTGAACAAGGCTAAAGAACTATTGAAAGAGTTGCAGAATCTGGACATGGACATTCAAAGCCGTATAGATGAAATTAACGAGCTTGAGGCAGGTTTGCTCTCAAGCCCCAAGTGGATTGACGTCAAAGTCCAAGGTGGTCAAGCTAGAAAAGTTGATGATGTCTATACTCAGCTTGTCGTGATGAAAGAGGCCATAGAACAGGATACTAAAGAGGTTATCAACAGAAAGCTTGAGCTTGGTAGGTTGATTAACAAGCTGAAAAATCCAAAGAGCAGGTCTATTCTCAGGGTGACTTACATTACTAAGATGTATGTTGATGATATTTGTGACAAAATGGAAATCAGCAGAACAACTTTCTACACTTGGCGGAATATGGCTATCTCTGAACTGAATGAGGTTTTGGAGAGAATGGAACTAAATTGAACTTTACAAAACCGTACGGGAAAAAATGATACTTGTTAGCACAGTTTTGTAATTCTGATAAAATGGTAGTATCAAGAATTGAAAAGAGAGGTCTCAGAATTGGTAGATGGTTACCTGTAATGTCAGGGGGCTGTAATGGCCTTGGAGGTTCAAGTCCTCCCCTCTCCTTTGAGTGTTTGTGTCCCAGAATGAGTTAAATCTTCTGGGTGGGGATTCACATATCACTCATTAACTCCTATCACTCATTAACTTAAAAATGGTTGCGGAAGCGACTGGACCTCGCATGATTGCGTAGCTAATTATATTCCGGATAAGTTATAAGCTAGAGGGTTTGATTCCCTCAGAGGTTTTAAAGACTACAAAAAATAAAAAAGAAGTCAAAATTTAATACGCACGCAAGGTAGTAGTCGCCTTGCAAGAAGGTCGCACATCGTGTGGCTTTTTTTGATTATTCGAAGGGTGGTGATGGAAAATTGAGTGGATTGAGAATAAAACAAAAGAGATTTGCAGATGAGTACATCATCTCAGGTAATGCGACGGAAGCCTATAAGAAAGCAGGTTATCGTGTTTCTAGTGATAGAGTGGCAGGCGTTGAAGGACATAAGTTACTAAAGAATCCTAAGATTAAAAGTTATATAGATGAACGGTTGAAACAGCTTGATTCTGAAAAAATCGCAGACCAGCAAGAAGTCCTTAGTTATCTAACCTCGGTAATGCGAGGAGAGACGCAAGAACAGACTTTGATAAGCATCGGAGAATTGGGTCAAACGATTACGGATATTAATGTTGGAGCAAAAGACAGAATCAAGGCAGCCGAACTATTAGGAAAACGTCATAGGCTTTGGACAGACAAAGTAGAGGCAGACGTTTCTGGGACGGTGGTGTTTGCAAATGAGTCAGACATACCAGATTAAACAAAGTGATATTGTAATCGACCTACCTAAGACAGTAGGAGCTGGATACGGACAGTTCTGGCGCTCAAGAAATCTTTATCGTGTTGTAAAAGGTTCCCGTGGTTCGAAGAAGTCCAAGACAACCGCTTTGAATTATGTTATCCGTCTTTTGAAGTATCCCTGGGCCAACTTGCTTGTTATTCGTAGATATTCGAATACCAACAAACAATCGACATATACAGATTTTAAATGGGCGTGTAATGTGTTGGGAGTGACTCATTTGTTTAAATTTAACGAGTCTTTACCTGAAATAACTGTAAAAGCGACTGGTCAAAAAATACTGTTCCGTGGTTTGGATGATGAACTCAAAATTACATCTATTACAGTCGATATCGGTAGTCTTTGTTGGGCATGGTTCGAGGAAGCGTACCAAATCGAGACTGAAGACAAGTTCAGCACGGTAGTTGAGTCAATCCGTGGTAGCCTAGATGTACCTGATTTCTTTAAACAAATCACAGTCACATTTAACCCGTGGAATGAGAGGCATTGGCTCAAGCGTGTATTCTTCGATGAAGAGACGAGACGGGCTGACACATTCGCTACTACAACCACTTACAAATGCAATGAGTGGCTTGATGAAGTCGATATCAAACGCTATGAGGATTTGTATCATACGAACCCCAGACGTGCTAGAATCGTTTGTGATGGCGAATGGGGAGTTGCTGAAGGTTTAATCTACGAAAACGTGACTGTCAAGGATTTCAATAAAGATGAATTACTACAAGATTCAGCTAATAAATTATGTATCGGTCTTGACTTTGGTTTTACTCATGATCCAACTGCTTTGTGTTGTTCGTTGATAAATGACACGACGAAAGAGATTTATGTCTTTGATGAGGCGTATAAAGTCGGATTGATAACCAAAGAAGTTGCGAAGATGATAAAAGACAAAGGTTATCATCGCTCACAAATCATTGCTGATAGCGCAGAGTCACGGCTGATTGAAGAGCTCAGGTCAGAACATGGCATATCTAGAATAAAAGAGAGTCGGAAAGGTAAGGATAGTATTATGGCAGGCGTATCCAAATTGCAAGGATACGCTATTTATGTGCATCCAGATTGTAAAAACATCATGGATGAATTTTATAGTTACTGCTACCAGCGAGATAAAGAAGGCAACTGGTTGAATAAACCAGAGGATAAAAACAACCACTTGATGGACGCTTTGCGTTACAGTCTTCAATGTATCGAAGGTGGAAAAGCAACCGTCCGCAGACGTTCTGATTATGGTCTATAGAGAGGAAAGACATGTACCAATATTTAACCTATCCACGGGATGGATATGATGAGGGTTCTTTGAAGAAAGACCTGATTTACAAATTGATAACGATGCATAACACTGAAAGCTCACATTTGAAGAAGCTTAAAAGCTACTATTTGGGTGAGCATGCTATCTTAGAACACACGAGACGCAACGTGAACGCACCTAATTACAAGACGGTAGCCAATCATGCCAAGGATATCGCAGACACGGCTACGGGCTATTTTATGGGCAATCCTATCAAGTACAATAACACTGCTGAAGGTGATATCGATGAACTACTTACAGCCTTTGATGGCGCTGAGATTGACCAAGTAGATGCTCAGAATGCTTTGAACATGGCCATCTATGGTCGTGCTTACGAGTACATCTATGCTAAAGAGGGATTGACTGAGTTGGACTCAACTAGTATTGACCCAGAGAATACCTTCATGGTCTACGATGATAGTATTGAGCGGAAGCCTTTGTTTGCGGTCTATTACTATGAAGTAAAGGACGATACGAAAGACACTACCAAGTACCAGGCTGAGGTCTTTACCGAAAATCTGCACTATCACATGGTGCTGAGAAGTACAGATTCAGGAACAACTCAGAGCGAGGAGGCAACACCTCACAACCTTGGTCAAATCCCAATTATCGAATATCGCAACAATCACTTTGCAATTGGTGACTATGAGCAACAAATTAGCTTGATAGACGCTTATAATTCCTTGATGGGGAATCGTGTCAATGATAAGGAACAGGCTGTAGAGTCTATCCTTGTCTTGTATGGCACGCAGTTAGCAGACACTCCAGAAGACGCTAAGGTAGCAATGAAGATTCTTTCTGAAGAAGGTCTTTTGGAATTGCCGGGCGATAGTGCAAGGGCTGAGTTCTTGAAGAATACGCTGGACGAAAGTGCTACTGAAATCTTGCGTACAGCTCTTAAAGAGGACATCTACACATTTAGCCATGTGCCTAATTTGACTGATGAGAATTTCGCAGGGAATACATCAGGGGTAAAATAGTTGCCCTCCTCAAAGGTAACTTTGAGGTAATAAATCGGGTTAAAATTGGAAGGCGCAAAACAGTAATAACCTAGATATTTATATTCTGTTATGGTATAATAAGAGTATAACAATCTAGGAGAAAATGAATGATAAAAGATAAAATGCACAAACATCTAAATCAAGTTTATTACTCTATGTTAGCAAGGTGTTATGATGAAAAACATTGGGCTTATAAATGGTATGGGAAACGTGGAATAGGTGTTTCTGATGAATTTAGTGATGTAGCTAAGTTCAGAAGTTGGGCAATGCAAAACGGAGTAGAATTTGGTTTGCAATTAGATAGGATAGATAATGACAAAGACTACTCACCAAGTAATTGTAGGTGGGTTCCTGAACATACAAATAAACGTAATCGTTCTGATAACGTTAAGTATAAGGGATATATCTTGAGAGACTATCTAAAAAAATTATCTGAAGAAAACAACATTTCTTTTTCAACTCTTGTCTACAGATATTATCGTTCCATAAAACGAGATGATATAATCGTTAATGATGAAACAATAGATGATATCTTATTGAATTATAAAAAATACGATTTAAGACAATTTTCAAAAGGTGTGGACATGTCTGGTAAGACAATTGTTCGAGATGAAAAAGGGAGATTTGTGACATATTACTGAAGCTAATCAATTACCACTGCTGGTAGAAATATCAGTAAGGTTTAACGACTAGATAGAGTAAGCTAAGTGAGAAACGGTACATAGTATCGTTTTTTTATATGCAGAAATATCCACGAAATCCGACACCCTGATAAGGGTGAAGAGATAGTCTGAACTTACGGGAAACCGTAAGAAGTAGAGGATAAAGAGCCTCTACGGTAACAAAATTGAGCTATGGAATTTAAGCTGATGGGCCTTGAGATGATTACTAAGACCAAGGAAGCGAACTATAAGCGTGGATTAAGACAACGTATTGCGATTTTTGCTCATTACTTGGGTATGAAGCAGATTGCTTTAGAGTCTCATTCAATCGTTCCGCAATTCAGTCGTGGTTTGCCTAAAAACTTACTAGAAATCTCTCAGATCGTGAATAACTTGGAAGGTAAAGTGACGAATAGACAGCTTATTTCTCTCTTGCCGTTTGTGGAAGACCCTGATGCTGAGCTAGAAGCCTTGGAAGAAGAGAAAAAGAAGAACATGGAAGACATGCCGATGTTTAACCAAGACAACACGAAACCCGAAGACGAGGTAGAGGATGAAGAATCAGGAGTATTGGGCGAAGAGGAAAGCCAATCTGATTTACCAGCAGATGGACAAGGCCGAAAAGCAGGCAGATCAGTTCGATAAGGTCTATCAGGAAGCCAAGACTTACTTGGATAAGGAAGTCAATAAGATTTTTGATAAGTTCCAACGTGATTATGGTCTAAGTCAGGTAGAAGCTAGACAAGTCTTGAAGAACATGAAAGACAAGAAAAATCTGAATGAACTTCGTAAAGTACTTGAAGCGAGACCGAATGATCCAAATATCCAAAGACTACTGGCTGACTTAGATAGTCCGGCTTATTCTTTCCGTATGAAGCGTCTAGAACGTTTGAGTGATGATTTAGACCGTATGCGTGAATCTATCTATCATTCGGAGAAGACAGGCTCAGATGCCTTTTATAGCGACCTGATGAAGGATAGTTACTACAAGGCTACCTTTGACCTGCAACAGCAGACAGGGCTAGCATACGGCTTTTCTGGGCTTCCTGAGAGCGAGATAAAACATCTACAGTCTTTCAGTTGGGTAGGTGACGGAAGTACGTACTCAACAGACATCTGGAAGAATACAGGAAAACTTACTTCCAGCATAAAAGATGAACTCCTCATTAGCCTCATGACAGGCAGAGATACACGAGAAACTGCACAAGCAATTGCTGAGCGGTTCAATGTGGGGCAGAACGATGCAAGGCGTTTGGTTCGGACAGAATCAGCCTTTTTTCATAACCAAATGGAGCTACTCAACTATGAGGAAGCGGATATAGAGAAGTATATCTTTGTGGCCGTCTTAGACAAGCGTACATCACGCATTTGTCAGGAGCATGACAATCAGGTCTATGATAGGGATAAGGCTGTCCCTGGTGTCAATTGTCCGCCTATGCACCCTTGGTGTAGGTCTACTACTGTCGGATACGATGAGGACGCAGACTACAGCAAGTTGAAGCGCAGAGCAAGGAATCCAGAGACAGGTAAAGTTGAGTACGTGCCTGCCGATATGACTTATAAAGAGTGGTATAGCAAGTATGTTGCGAAAGATGTAAAAAATGAAATACAAGATTATAAGAAAAGTGACAAAACCGTTTCAAGATATAATACCCCAAAATTGTTTTCTGATGTTAGTAACGCATGGGATGAAATTGGGAGGGGTGGATTATCGAAAGAACAACTTGTAGACTTGCTAGAATCTGAATATGAATTAGGTAATTTTTCGAGCGATATAGCAAAATTGATAGGAGTAAGTTCTGCTTATATAGATGTTAGTAGTTTAGCTACTTCATTAGTGAGACATGGACAACAGTATTCCTTAGATGAATTTATGTTAATAAAAGAGGCGGTTCAAAAACCTTATTTGATTCTAGATAATTCAGAGAGGGTTGAAAAATCAATTATTTCATATGTAAAAATACCTAACAAAGATAAGGTCATTATGGAAGCGGTGATGGTGCCACGAGATGAAATGCTAGTCATTCACTTTAACAAGGTGGGGATTCGTCAAGTTAAAAAGAATGAAAAAAATATGTCGACGCTTTACAAAAAGGGAAAATAATGCTATACTCTTGGTAAAGATAGAGGTTGAGAATCTGTCACCAACGCGCCACTTATAGTGGGTCGAGAAATGCAGGAGCCCCGACAGTCCTGCCTATCTGTGCACTAAACAATCGTTTAGTGCTTTTTTTGTACTCAGAAAGGATTGAAAATGGACACAGCAAGAATTGGGATAACTAACGTAGAATTTTCAGGAACAGGCGAAAATGACTCAGCGACAGTGAAATTAGAGTTAAATATTTATGGGGCGGATACGTTCAGCGCGATTGAGTTACTACCTAAAATATTAACCGACATTCATTCATTATCGTATGAAGTTGATTGATTGTGACATTAAAAGGAGTGAAAACATGTTTATTTGGGATTTGGTATCAATCACTTTTGGGTGGTTGGTATTTTTGTTTTTAACCTTTATTATTTTAGCGTTAGTTAGCGGGATAATTGATGGCATAAAGAAAGGAACAGAAAAATGGAAGAATGGAAAGAAAGATTTAAAAAAGAATACTACGAATTGAAAGAACGATTCCAGAAGTTAGATATGATGATTGGGAAATACGAAAAAGGGCAACTAGAGTTTGAATCTAAATGTCCGATTGATTTGTTAAAAGGTCAGCGTTCAACCATGTGGAATTATTTAAGAATTCTAGAACAACGTGCAAAAATTGAAGAAATTAAACTATAAAAATTAACCGCATCGAAATCGAGGCGGTTTTCTTATGCTCTAACCGTATGGAATCCCGTACGGTTTTTATATTGTCCAAACTGTGCCGATGACATTAAAAGCTGTACTGTTCCGTCGCCGGACGTAAAGCGAGATTATCGAGTGGCGACGTAATCGCTGGAGGACAATTATGTCAGAAGAAATCAATGCAACTGTATCTACTGAATCAACTGAGACTGTCGACACTCAAGGAAATGTTGATTCAGTGCAGGAAGAAAAGCACGAACGAACTTTCACTCGTGCTGAAATCGGTAAGATGCTATCTGCCGAACGCTCTAAATGGGAAGCTGAGCAAGAAGCCAAGGAAAACGAAGCCAAGAAACTTGCCAAGATGAACGCTGACGAGAAACAGAAATATCAGTTGGATCAGCGTGAGCAAGAACTAGCTGACCGTGAAAAAGCTATTGCTCGCAAGGAATTGACCGCAGAAGCTAAAGCAATGCTAAGTGAACGTGACTTACCTGTTGAGTTAGTAAATGTAGTTGATTTGACAAGCGCAGAGACGGTATCTGAATCTATTACCTCTATACAAAAAGCATGGGAAGAGTCAGTTCAGAAGGGAGTTTCTGAACGTATGAAAGGTAGTGCACCTATCAAAAATGCACAAACAGTCCAGCAAGAAGTCACGGAAAAATGGCGTAAAGACTTCTTGTAATAAAAGAAAAGAGGAAAAATAAATGGCATTTGAAGAATTAAACACAGCAGAATCACGCAAGAAACATCTTGGGATTATTGAGGATGTACTTGCAGTAAATTCATATTCAACACCACTTGTGACATCAAGCGATGCAGTAACCTTGCAAGGTCGCTCTTTTACAGTAGCAACTGGTAACACAACAGAGTTGAAAGACTACAAACGTAACAAAGACAACGAATTTGATCACGTTGAAGTTGAAGAAAAGGTTTATACCCTTGATGAAGAAAAATACTGGGGTCGTTTCGTAGATCAATTGGACGAACGTGACTCTAATGGTCAAGTGAATATCAATTATGTTATTGCCCGTCAGGCTGCAGAAGTAGTCGCTCCATATCTTGATGAACTACGTTTTGGTGCAGCACTTGGAAACGTAAGTGACAATGTTGCCATGGGTAAAACAGCAGGAGCGAACAACGCTTATAATGCGGTTCTTGATGTGTCTGAGAAACTTGATGAGCTTGGAATTACAAAAGAACGCTTGCTCTTCGTCACTCCAAGTTTCTACAAAGCGATCAAGTCTGAAATCGTTCGTCTACCACATGGTGACGCAGATAAGAAAGTCCTTGGAAAAGGATATGTTGGTGAATTGGATGATTACACAGTCTATAAGGTTCCTTCTAAATTCCTGAAAGGTGTTAATGCTCTTGCTACTGCTCCAGGTGTTGTTACATCTCCAGTACAAGTAGATAATACTAAGTACAACGATAACATTCCAGGGCGATTTGGCGAATTGGTAGAGCAATTGCTTTACACTGGTGCATTTGTTCTTGAACACTTCAAGAAATACATCATCACAATTGCAGATTCTAAGCCTGCTGCTAAACCATCTACTCAAGGTAAAGTTGTAAACCGTGCTAAAGCGTGGAAAACTGGAACAACCTACAAAGAAGGTGACACAGTTACTCATGCCGATAAAGTCTATGTAGCGGTTAAGGATATTTCTAATTCATCAACCGCACCAGACACAGATACAACTAACTGGAAAGAAAAAACTGGTAAGAAATAGGTCCGAGTTATGAAATTTAAAATCAAACAAGATTTCTATGATTGGGAATCAAATGTGAAACGACTGGCAGGAGAGGAACTTGAGATTACTGAGGAGCGCTATGCTGAGCTGGCTGACAATATTGCCAGCAACGGTGTCGCTATCTCAGATGTTCTTGAGGAAATCTTTCCTAAACCTGAGTTCTTAGAAGAGGATTGATATGTCTATAGAGTTGCTGAAGAAATTAACAGGCGAAGAAGATACTCAGCTTCTCATGTTGCTCCAAACAAGGGCTACAAATCTTATCTTGTCAGAGACTAATCGCACATCTTTGACACCTGCTTTAAGTCTTTTAATACCTGAGGTTGCTATCGAACTCCACAACCGCTCAGGAGCGGAAGGAGAGCATTCTAGAACCGAGGGTGGTATAGCAGTAGTCTACGGAGAAAACGGCCTGTCTACGGATCTTCTACAGCGAATACGCATGCACAGGCTAGCAAGGGTGGCAGGTCATGTTTTTGAAGCAGAGTAGACTGAAACCTTATCCAATGCGACGGTTTGAAAAGACTGTCACTGAGGAAGGTGTCGCGAAAGAAGGGTATGCCAAGGAAGCTGAGACAGTCCGCCTTGAATTGTGGCCAGCTAGTAGCAAGCTACAATCTGAATTGTATGGCGAGCGTGTCAATGATATTTTGAACGCAAATGCCAACAAGTCAGCTACTATCAAAGTAAAAGATGGTGTGTGTATCGATAGTCAGACGGAAGTGACTCATAGGGTTATTTCTAAAAAGGTCTACACACATCATCAAGTTTTGGAGTTAGAGCGTGTCAGGGCTACTAGGGGCAGATAGGCTTATAGCTAAATGTAGACGATTGGCTAGTAAAAAAACTGGCGAGGATATCGTCTTACGTGCGGTGCACAATGCTACTATAAAGGTTGTCCAAGCAGATGCAAGAAGACTCGCACCAGCGAGAGATGGAGAGCTTATAACTAGTATCAAAACTAGGGCAAAAATGGACGGAGATAAGGCTATAGGCGAAGTTTACACCAACCTTAAATACGCTCCTTATGTTGAGTTTGGAACGGGACCAATAGGACAAGCTAGCCATTCTGGTATTTCTCCAGAGGTCAGCGTGACTTACAAGTCTAGTCCGTGGTATGTACATGAAGACCAAATCAATGTAGGACCGTACCACTTTCAAAAAATCGGGGAGTTCTACAAGATGTATGGTCAACCTGCCCAGCCTTATCTTTATCCAGCTTTGAGAGACAATCAAGAGCGTGTGTCTAAGAATATTTCGAATTATGTCCGTAGAAAGATAAGAGAACAAATAAAATGATTAATATCAAGCCTGTTATTTATAAAGAATTGCAAAAGGTTGCAGATAATGTGACCGATACTTATCCTAGCGATTGGGAGACTTTCCCAGTCGTTATTTTTTTGGAAGAACAAAACAAGCCGGGTGATTGGTTTGATGACCAGGAACAAAAATCCTCTATCCGCTACAAGGTGGATATCTTTGATGATACTAGCACTAGTGAGTTAGCTGTTAAAATCAATCAGATTTTTGAGTCTTTAGGTTTGCGAAGAACTGACTGCCAAGACGTGCCAGACCCGTCTCATTTGAGACATAAGGTCATGCGTTTTGAAGGTATCGTCGACTTACACTCAGAGCTTGTTTTTCAATTTAGAATGGAGAATTAAACATGTTAGCAAATGGAATTACGCTTTCTTATGGCGAAACAAAAGATAGCTATACTAAACTTGTTGGATTGAAAGAAGTACCAGAGTTTGGTATTGAACTCGAAAAAGTAGAAAATACTACTCTTGAAGATACGGTGAAGAAGTACGAGTTTGGTATTGGGGACATAGGAGAACTTGAGTACAAGTTCTCTTATAATAATTCAAGCGCAACTGCTCCTTATCGTGTATTGCGTAAGGCAGCAGACGACAAGAAGAAACTCTACTTTGAACAAGCTTATCCAGACGGTACTAAGGTCATTTTTGAAGGCCAAGTATCTGTTAAGCTTGGCGGTGGCGGTGTCAATGCCGTTATCGATTTCACACTTAAGATTGCCTTGCAGTCTAATCTTACATTTACTGATGGTATTGGAGGTTAATTAAATGGCGTTAAAATACACAACTTGGAAAGTTACTGACGAAAAAGAGTTGAAGCTACGTTTGACATCTCATCAAGCTGCAACTGTGGAAGAAAAAATCGGCATGAACTTGCTGAAGATTTTCATGCCTGAAGCTGGCGAAGAGTTCACTTTACCGCCTTTGAAAGTTATGTTGTTGTTAGTTCACGGAGCCTTGCAGCAGTATGAACATGGGTATTCTCTTGAGGATGTCTATGATTTATACGATGAATACGTGGACAATGGCGGAGACCAAACAACCTTCATGACAGAGGTGTTGATGCCACTCTTTGAAGTATCGGGTTTTACTCCACGAGGAAGCAAGGACAAGAAAACTTCCAAGAAGAAAATGACAGTAGACAAGTAATCTTAACGGTAACTCAGATTATTGAGAGGCTTTATCCTATGTTTTTGGACATCGGGGGCAAGCCTCTTGATTTTTGGGATTTGACGGTACTTGAAATCAGAGAAATGATTGAAAGCTATAACCGTGTCAAAATCCAAGAGCGTAAAGAAAAGATTATTGACTCATACAGACTTTCGCAGATGATATCCAACCACGTTTCTTTATTGTTATCCAAAGATGCCAAGGCCTTTGAGTTCTGGGAATATGCGCCTGAGTTGTTTGTAGAAGAACAACAAGCAGTAGAACAGGAACGACAGAAACAAGCACTTTTGTTGCATAAGGAACGGATGCGTGAATTTGCAGAGAGACATAATCGAAAAAGGAAGGAGGAAGTAAATGGCAACTCTTGATGAATTGAAAGTCATGATTGACGCTGAGATAGCGCCTTTCAGGAAGAAGATGAAAGAAGTCGAGAATCAGGTCAAAGGAACATCTGACCAAGTGAAAAATGCTACTGCCAAAGTTCGTGAACAGTCGAGCTCAATCGGTAGTGCGTTTGGCAAGCTGGCTAAGTTCGCTGGTTTTGCAATCCTTGGTAAGAAATTACTTGATGTTGGGATGTATTCAACGCAGACGGCTCTTGAAGTATCAGCGTCTATGAACCAAATCAAGCGACAGATGGGCGAGAGTTCGCAATCTTTCTTAAAATGGGTTAACGATAATGCCAACGCTATGAATATGGGTGTGGGTGAGGCTACCAACTACGGTGCAGTCTACTCAAACTTATTTTCTGGATTTATCAAAGATACCAACAAGCTAAGCGCCTATACCGCTAAGATGTTGCAGACATCGGCAGTTGTTGCTGAAGGTTCAGGGCGCACGATTACAGACGTTATGGAGCGGATTCGCTCAGGTTTACTAGGGAACACCGAAGCGATTGAGGACCTAGGAATCAACGTCAACGTGGCTATGATTGAGTCCACTGAAGCCTTTAAGAAGTTCGCAAACGGACAGAGCTGGCAACAGTTGGATTACCAAACCCAGCAACAAATCCGCCTTATGGCTATTCTGGAACAGGCTACAGCCAAGTATGGGGATACCTTGTCTAATTCTGTAAATGGTCGTATCAGCCTATTTAAGTCGCTGATGAAGGACGCTGCATTGAACCTTGGTAACTCTATGTTACCGATTATCAATGCCATTATGCCTGTCTTGAACTCTTTTGCTATGGTCTTAAAGAACGTTACTGCTAAACTCGCTGAGTTTATCGCTTTGATGTTCAACAAGAAAGCAACAGTGAAAGATGGTGTTGGTGGAGCAGTTGGAGACATGGGTAACGCCATGAAGGATGCTGCAGGCGGAGCAGGAGACCTTGCTGACGCAGTAGACGACGCTGGAGATTCAGCAGGAGGACTTGCTGACAATCTTGGAGACTCCGCCAAAAACGCTAAGAAGGCTGCTAAAGAGTTGCTAGGTCTTTTGGGATTTGATGAGATTAACATCTTGCAAAAACCAAAAGATGACGACGCAGGCAGTTCTGGAGGCGGTGGCAAAGGTGGTAAAGGAAAGGGAGGCGGTGGCGGACCTTTCAAAGACATCTTGCCAGAAGTCGAGTTGACCGACATGGACAACAAATTCAAGAGCATTTTTGATGGTCTTGGAGATAAGCTCAAAGGGTTGTTTGACCCCTTCAAGAAAGGTTTTGATGCAGCATTTAGACCAGAAGGTATAGAACGCATTAAGACTGCCTTAGACCAAATAGCTAAGACAATGGGAGAAATCGCCACTGACCCAAGGGTTGTGAATGCCTTTAACCGAATGGCTGAGAAAATTGCTTATGCTTTAGGGCAAGTGACAGGCTCAATAGCTACTATCGGGCTAGGTATCGGTGTTTTCCTTGCCGAAAGTATTGCAAATGGCCTTGGAAGACAAAAAGAACGCATTATCAGGGCGCTAGTCGCTTTGTTTGATAATGTTGGTAACCTTTCCGAGGCAGTAGGAAACATAGCTCAGGACTTTTCTAGTGCTTTCTACGACGTCATTACCTCAACTGGTGCGGTTCGTATCGGTAGCGCTATTGTGTCAACTCTGTTGAGTTTGACATCTACCATTGTTGAAGTTGGTAGTAAATTAGCAGGAAGTTTGTTTAAAGGTTTTGAAAAAGTCGTTGTGACAAGCGCTCCTAAAATTTCATCAGTCTTCCAAAGTTTATTAGATACTGTTGCGCCTGTATTTGAGAGCATTGAAAGGTCTGTTAACAAATTTGGCGATGGCTTAAGTCGTGTTTATGATGAACATGTAGTCCCTGCTATTAACTCTATTGCTAATGCTTTTAATGGGCTAATTGACATTATTCAGATTCTCTGGGAGAATTCCTGGCAACCTTTTGCTGAGTTTTTATCAGGAGTATTCGGTGTTAGTATTGAAGGAATTTCAGATTTATTAGGAGGTGGCCTTTTAGCCACTTTGGGACTATTGGCGGATGCTATTAAGTTAGTGGCAGATGGTTTCACCGTTTTTTCTGACTGGTGTAAAGAAAACAAAGAACCTATCGTAGCTTTGATAACAACTTGGCAAACGATTAATTTCTTATCATGGGCAGAACAAGCTGGAGGACTTGCAGGAGCATTCAGCTTGTTAGGTAGTAAGATCTCTTCGATTGTTGGAGGGATTAAGAATCTAGGTCTTGCTATTAAAGCATTGACATTTGATAAGTTGGTCAGTTTTGGTGAAACAATCTATTTGAACACCTTATATGCAAAAGATTTTGTGGTCAATTCAGGTAAAACAATTGCACAGCTAGGAAAAACTGCTTTAGAACTTGGTAAATCAGCTCTAGCATGGACTGCTCATGCAGCGAAAATGGGATTAGCAACCGCGGCGGAATTTGCACATTCTGTTGCAGCAGGAGTCGCTACAGCTGCAACATGGGCTTTTAATGCAGCGTTAGCAGTTTTGACAAGTCCAATAACATGGATTATTGCAGCAATCGCAGCCTTAATTGCTATTGGTGTCTTGCTTTACCAAAATTGGGACACCGTTGTTGAGTTTGCTAAAACTGCATGGCAAGGACTATGTGATTTTATTAGTGGTATTTGTCGAGCTATTGGCGAATTTTTCAGTGGTCTATGGACAAAACTACAAGAAATCTTTGAGCCAATAGGTCAATGGTTTGGCGAGAAGTTCCAGCAAGCATGGGATGCTATCGTTAATATCTTCACACCAATCGGCTCATGGTTTGGACAACGTTGGGCGGATGTGACTAGTGCCTTGGCTAATATCGGGGCATGGTTTACTGACATGTTCCAAAAAGCATGGACTGGTCTAACCAATATCTTTAGCAAACTAGGTTCTTGGTTTGGTGAGAGGTGGAACGATGTTACAAGTGTTCTTGCGAATGTATCTTCTTGGTTTGGGAATATGTTTACTAGTGCTTATAATGCAGTCAAGAACGCGTTTAGTTCAATTGGTGGCTTCTTCAGCGGTGTATGGTCAACGGTTCAAAGCATATTTGTCAATGCTGGACAAAAGGTTGGTAGCGCTGTAGGTGGGGCTTTCAGAAGTGCGGTCAATGCGGTTCTTGGAACGATTGAAAATGTAGTCAATGGCTTCATCGGAATGATTAATGGAGTTTTAGGCGTTGTCAGAAACTTACCTGGTCTAGGATGGGTTGGTAGTGTAAGCACAGTTAGCCTCCCTCGTCTTGCCCGTGGTGGTATCGTCGATAGTCCAACAATCGCCATGATTGGTGAAGCTGGTAAAGAGGCGGTCGTACCACTTGAAAATACAGGATTTATCCAAACACTTGGACGAGTAGTCAGCAGTGCGGTAGTAAATGCCATGGCTGGTGTTAGTCCACAAGGTGGATTCTCTGGCGACGGCGACATCGTTATCCAAATCGCAGGCCATGAGTTCGGACGGGTAGCTATCCAAGAAATCAACAAGGAACATGAACGAGCAGGTCAAACCTTGCTCAAGATTTAGGAGGTTAAATGGCACAATTGACAATCAATGGGGTGGCTGTGAAGCCTCCCAAATCTTTTCAAGTCGGTATTCAAGATATCGATGGAGAGACAGGGCGTAATGCCAATGGCGACATGATGCGTGACCGTATCACGACCAAACGCAAACTAGACTGTGAATGGGGTATGATGACTCAGGGAGAAATAAGTCAGCTTTTACATGCTGTATCATCTGAATTTTTTGAGGTGTCTTATCCAGACCCCATGGATGGCCAAGTCACAAAGACTTTCTATGTCGGTGATAGGACAGCTCCTAGCTATACCTTTACTGAGAAGTTTAAACCTTGGTCTGGCGCTAAATTTAATCTGGTAGAGAGGTAAGAAAATGGACGCTTTAACTAGACGACAATTTGACAGAGCCATGTTTGCCAAGGAAAGGACGCTGGCTATTCGTGTTGGTGATTATGCTTCACGGGATATCAAAGAGGCTAGTTTTGAGTATGGCTACATCAAGGGCGATACTTATAAGCCTGGTGGAACCTGCGCTGGTAGCGGTAAAATTACCTTTACCAGTATCATTACCACGTTCAATAAGCTGGATACCCTGCACCCTGAGATTGGTCTACTGGTTGGGGATACCTACCAGTGGGTCAAGATGGGGGAATACTTCATCAACGATATTGAGATTGACCGAAACCGAAACACTACCACGCTTGAACTTATGGACGGTATGTTTAAGCTCAATCGTGAGTACGTGACGGACTTGCATTTCCCAGCTGAAGTACGAGAGGTTATTCAGGAAATCTGCCTGAAAACAGGCATTGAGTTAGCGAATGACTATTTCGGAATCAGCGCGATGCGTTATCATATTGAGCAAGTTCCTGAGGGCAAGAAACTTTCCTTTAGGGATATGCTGAGCGCTATGACTCAGATGATTGGGATGTCTTGTTTCTTCAACAGAGAAGGCAAGATGGAAATCCGTGATTTGACTGAGTCCAATATCACGATCAACGCTGACAGTTACTTCTTGCATGGCTTGACCAAGAGTGAGATTGAGTATCAGATATCTGGTATCACTTGTAAGACGGACAAGAAGTCTCTGACGGTCGGTATGAAGACAGGTCGGTCTTTGGAACTGGACAATGTCTTCATGACCCAGAGTGCTTTAAATGACCTGTATTACAAACTGAAAAACCTAACTTACTATCCGTATAATCTCAACTACCAAGGGCATTTACTGCTTGAGGTTGGGCAGTGGGTAACCATTCAGACCAATAAGAAAGAGACTTTTAAAGTTCCTGTCTTAAGTCAGAGCTTTACTTTCAAAGGTGGTCTGAGAGGTCGTATCAGCGCAGATAGTAAAGCTGGAAATGATACTCAGTATTCTTACGAGGGAACGATTACCAAGCAGATAAAGCAACAAGATGGCGTTGAAGCAAAAATCCAAGCGCAGATTGAAGCAGCAGATAAAGATTTTGACCAAAAGGTCGACAAAATCAAAAAAGACTTTAACGATCAAGTAGAACTGGCCAAAGCCAGAGCTGAAGAAGTCAAGAGAGAACTGTCTGACACTATCAATCAGCGCTTTAATAGCTTTGACAACGGGCCATTGAAAGAAACTAAGCGCACGGCTGAGGAAGCTTTGCGAAATGCTGGCGCAAGTACCCTGCTTGCACAGGAAGCTAAGCGGATTGGACTGGATTCTGTCGCTAGACTTGAAGCGTTTAAGTCGCAGACTACGAGCGCACAAACAGCTCTGTCGGGTGACTTGGACGCTCTGAAACGGACTATCGCGAATGATATTCGACCGAAGCAAGCACAGGCTGAAGCTGAGATTGCCAAGCAAGTTGAAGCACTTAGCCGGACTAAGAATGAACTGGCTGGCGCAAGTAACTTACTCGCTCAGGAAGCTAAGCGGATTGAGCTGGATTCTGTTGCTAGACTTGAAGCGTTTAAGTCGCAGACTACGAGCGCTCAGACGGCTTTGTCAGGTGACTTGGATGTTCTAAAACGAACTATCGCAAACGATATTCGACCGAAGCAAGCACAGGCTGAAGCTGAGATTGCCAAGCAAGTTGAAGTACTTAGTCGGACTAAGAATGAACTGGCTGGCGTGAAGTCAGCGCAAGCGACGTATGAGGAGACGACGACTCGTAGACTGTCAGAACTGACCAACTTGGCCAATGGTAAAGCCAGCAAGTCAGAACTCACGCAAACAGCTGAGGAGCTCTCTAGTAAGATAGCGAGTGTGCAGGCATCCGGTCGAAATCTATTCTTGAACTCACTATTCAAGCAGGATATTTCAAAAACAGGAATTTGGACAACGAGTACATATACGGCTACTATCGATAGCGAAAGTAAGTATCTTGGACACAAGGCTCTTAAAATTATAGGTTTGAATCCATCTGGCCGTGATGGAGGTAATCCCAAGGTTACTTATCCAGCTCTGGGTCAATTCGGGAAAGTAATTCCCGGAAGTACGACTAATCAAGATGTAACCATTAGTTTTTATGCTAAGGCAAATAAAAATGGAATAATGCTAAGATCTCGATTAGGGAATATCGGATATAAAACTGGAAATGTGACATTGTCGACAGAAATTAAACGATATGTTGTCCATATTCCAAAAGGTTGGACAAACGAATCCAAGCAGACCACAAATGAATGGTTGTTCAATTTCAACCAGGAAGGAACCGTTTGGATTTGGATGCCGAAGTTTGAAATAAGCGATGTAGATACTTCTTATTCAGAAGCTCCTGAAGATATAGAAGGTCAGATTTCAACAGTTGAATCGACCTTCAAACAACGAGCCAACTCACTCGAAGCTGGTGTGAATCGTCTGACTGAAGGCCTTAGAACCAAAGTGGATATCAGCGCACTCAACGTGACTGCTGAAAATATCCGGCAATCTGTGAAGAGTCTTGAGACAGACACGCAGAACAAGCTAAATCAGAAGTTGAGTCAGGCTGAATTTGAGGTGCGAGCCGGCTCTATCCGTCAGGAAATCCTGAACGCAACCAAGGATAAAGCCAGCAAGTCAGAACTTACGCAGACAGCTGAGGAGCTCTCTAGTAAGATAGCGAGTGTGCAGGTCGGAGGAATCAACCTCTTGCGTAATACTGCGAGTTTGTTGATTGGCGATCGTTCAAAAGGATGTTGGATGAGTGCAAGCGGAGGAAATGGGCGAGCGATTAGCGTAGAAGTTTTGGATCCTCCCAAAAAAATGATAAAAAACATGATTCGTGTTATTGAAAATACGAATGGTGGAAATAAAGATTTAACTCAACTTGTTAGATTGCGAATTGGTGAAAAGTACACGATTTCTTGTTATGCAAGGATTGCTAGCGATAGCCCAAATGCAAACGTGAACTTGCTATTTCGTTCGTGGGCAAATAATACCGATTTAAATCGCAAATTTCAGAAATCCATCTCTCATAAAAATTGGCAAAAATATTCATTTACATTTACTGCTGATGCAATTGAAAATTCAATTCAATTTGGACAATCTGGCGCAGGAATTATCGAAATATGCGCTCCGAAAATCGAATCAGGAACGTTAGCGACTGATTACAGCGAAGCTCCTGAAGATATAGAAGGTCAGATTTCAACAGTTGAATCGACCTTCAAACAACGAGCCAACTCGCTCGACGCTGGTGTAAGCCGTCTGACTGAAGGCCTTAGAACCAAAGTGGATATCAGCGCACTCAACGTGACTGCTGAAAATATCCGGCAATCTGTGAAGAGTCTTGAGACAGACACGCAGAACAAGCTAAATCAGAAG